CCGTTTGTACCGTTTGTACCGTTTGTACCGTTTGTACCGTTTGTACCGTTTGTACCGTTTGTAACGTTTGTACCGTTTGCCCCTACAGCTCCGTTTACACCATTGGAACCGGTGCTTCCAGTTTCCCCGTTTGTACCGTTTGTACCGTTTGCCCCTACAGCTCCGTTTACGCCATTGGAACCGGCGCTTCCAGTTTCCCCGTTTACACCGTTTGTACCGTTTGTACCGTTTGTACCGTTTGTACCGTTGAAACCTATGCCCCCAGTTGCCCCTACCTCCGATATTGGCGGGGTGACAGGGATATTGGAACCTGCGCTTCCAGTTGCCCCTACAGCCCCATTTGTACCGTTGGAGCCATTGGAACCTACGCCGCCAGTTGCCCCTACCCCCGATACCGGCGGGACGACGGGAATGTTGTACGGATTGCTGAAGTCCGAAGGCGGCGTTACGCTGGGCTGTGCAGGATTAGCACTAAAACCGTTGACGGTGTCTATAAACTGTTGCTGATCGGGGGTAACTGGCAACGCTCCACCCGAGCCGTCGCCAAAAGTAGGCTGCGTTTTTGAACTAACTACAGTCATACCTTTTTCTATATCCCCCGGGTCGTTCAGTGCCGCGTATTCGTAATGGTACTGATTAATGTCTGCTTCGTGGACGACGGTATAGCTATAGGGGGTACCGTCAGCGGTAGTTCCGGTGACTTCAGTTCGAGTTTCAGGAATACCATCTTGGACTGAAGTCACCGGCGTGCCTACAGTGGCACCAACCGGAAGATTCTGAAGTGGGTTACTGCTCCCTCCGCCAGCATCAGATACCGTTCCAGTATTGTTGGCTGCGTACTGCGTTCCATACGTGGGTAAGTTTCCGGTAGTAGGATCGGTCTGTGACCCGGTGCTAATAGGGATGTTGTTGCCCGCATCGGCTGTTACAGTAGAGTTTACGGGGATATTAGTGCTATCGGTCTTGGCAGCGTTTATGCCTGCGGTCAGGGCTTGATTAATAAGCGCTTGAGAAGGATCTTTACCTTGCAACGTCGCCGACATAGCGGTATTAGCTGCTTTTTGTGCAGCGGCAGGCATATCCGCAAATCCGGGGATCTGGCTAGACAGCTCTGAAACCCCCGCGCCTACGCCACTCGAAACAAGCGCCGCCAAGGGGTCGCCACCAGTTACGGCGGTCTTGGCCACGTTGCCCGCGATGTTGCCCAATGTGCTAGATAAGGTGGGTGTCGTCGAAGTTCCAGCTAAGGCCGCATTGATCGTATTTTGCTCGGCTGCTGTAGCTGCCCCCTCGGCAGTTGGTGCAAGCGCGGAGGACACCTCGCCGCTAATCCCCGAGGCTACTTGACCGCCAACATACGCAAGTGCAGCGCCCTTGGCCGCATCTTCGATAGTTCCGCCGTGAGCCAGCGTATTCGCACCCATGATCAATGGTGCAAATTCGGGATTCATAACCGCAGCAACAGTGGCGATAGTGCCAACCGGATCTTGCACAGCTTTTTGAATGGTGCTGGTGACTACGTTAGCTACGGGCGCTACGACGTTATCCACTACGCTGTTTACAGCACTACTTACAGCATCGCCAACACTGCTAAAAGAGTTACCGATACTACTTACCGCATTGCTAATCCCGCCGGCTACATCACTAACCGCGTTACTTACTGCATCTATTGCGCCGCTCATATTAACTCCTAGTTGGGCCTAATTTAATAAGAGCCATTAACTTGCCCGTTTTGGCGGTAGTTGCGTGCATAGACATACCGGATTGCGTAGGATTTGCAAACGCAGTTTTTAAAAGACGAACTAAATTAGGATCTTCCAAACCGGGCACAACAATAAAATCCAAACCCAACGTGTGATATGCGTACAAACTAAATGCGTGCATATTTAAAACAAAATTGGCTGCGGTATCGGCATTGAAAGCACGTACAAAGGCCTTTTTATCAGTACCCATGTGGGCCACAAATATAGTATTCCCAAATTGTTTTACTTTAGCGTTTGGCTGAGCTAATTCTGCCATCACTCCCGCCAATTGAGCAGTAGCAGGGACAGCAGTATTCCCTGCGTCTTCAAGGGCAGTATGAACAATCTCAAAAGTATTTAGCTTTTGCTGTTTGCTATCGATCATGGTGGCCATGGACTATTTCCTTAATGCGTTATTGAAAGCAAAAGCCCAATCTTGCCAACTTGCGAACCCCCGGCTGTCCGGAATCCCCGCAAACCGGCCTATACCAGCCACCCCGTTTGCCCATTGTTTCCAGTCACTTTCGGGAACTGTCCCCAATTGATTGGCCGCAAATAAGTCTGACATGAGGGAACACCAGTATGTCCATGTCATGCCGCGAGGATCGTAAACCTGCGCTATCAAGGGCTGCCTGTCGAACGAATATCGCCAGTGGTCAACGACAGCAATATTTTACCCGTTTGGTAATCCCCATTGACCGTATTTGATTCGAAGTGCAAACGCATTTCCCGGCGTTGTTCGCGCATGTCTATCTTGAGCGTGCTAGGGGTAAACGAAAACGCTGTCGATTCGATGTCGATGTCATCAGCGTAGCCCTTACCAGTGACGATAACCGTCATATCACCATTCTGAACAAAGTCAGGTTCTATGCGCTCAATTCGAGTCCACAAGTTATCCCCCGGCTGGTCGCTTGAACCTACCAAGTTACCGAGGGTTCCAAGATTGGAAGTCTCAAAGTAACTTTGAATAGCAGAGACGGTATTGAGGTACACGCGATCGACGCCGGATTCATGCTGCCATAGCGTGTACTTACCCGCGATGTTCATCTCGTTATCCGCCCAAATCGGCTTCGGAAAAATTTCCGAGAACACACCGGCTGATCGATGCGCGCCGATGGCTTGGCCAGCGTCGTACCACGATTGCTCGCGCACGTTGTAGATGATGGCGTCAGTACACTCAGTAGCATCGCCCTTTGGGTAAAACCACCAGATTTCGCCGTAACGCGGAATTTTCGTGGCCCAGACCTTTTGACGTTGCGCAAGGTTCAGGTTATCAAAAAAGTAATTTTGATTGACGGTATTCGGGATCTCTTGAACCACACCGTTGTACGACAAAAATCGATCGACGCCGGCCCAATAATAGATACCGTCATACTCAATAATTCCGCTCGAAGACATTACGGATGTTTGGCTGCTGACCAAGTCGTAAGTCCAGTAGTAGTTCACCCCGCCTGCCGAGGATGGTGCGAAACTCACCCGGATCAGCGCGTCGGCTGCCCAGAATAGCCCTGACGGCGATGTTGCGCCACCCCTGATGGGTAGGCCTTTCAAAATCTTTCCGGTGGCTACACTGTTGGCATTGGAGTCGGGGGAAACCCAATTTGCAAAGTCACCGGCGCTACAGTTTTGGATCAAGCCATTGTTGCCGTAAACGAACAAATACGGGTGCAGCACTACGCACCCGCCAGACACGGCGATATTGTTGTCAAAAGTTGCGGTGATGCTGCCGCTGGCAGTAGCCGCAGCGGACATAACAACGGCGGTGCCGATGACCGACACAACAGTCGTTCCGGCAGGGATTCCCGTACCCGAAATAGACTGACCGGCCCCGACGCGCACATTGGCCGCTGTAAGCGTTAGCGTGGTAGTGGAATTGGTCGTAGCAGCAGCGGTAAACACCCCCACTTTAGACATCGTCAAACTGCCTGAATTACCCGGGAACACGCCAGTCAGCACAGGGGTATTCGTAGTTGAAGTTATATACCGAAGATTCTGTCCGGGGTGCGCGACCAAGTTATTAGTATTGCCGCCGGTCGCATCGTAAGCAATATCAAATTGCCAAATATTATAATCACTGGCGGTAAAGTTGTTAAGGGTGTACTGGTACGGGCCTGAACCGACGCCATCATCCGTGTCGGTAATCCACTGCTCTAGGTTGTTGTTGTAGCCTGAGACCACATAGTTGAACCCGTTGGTAGAAGTCATTGCCATGCCACGAGAGATACCATCGGCATTTAAAAAAATGCCTTTATACCCACCGATTTTGCGGGGCCGCCCGCGCTGAAAACGCATCCACACGCCATCGGTGTAAATAATCGAATCGAACTGCGTTCCATCCCTCTGGATACCCGGGGGACTACGGAAAGCGACGACCTTACTAGTCATTAAAATGTCCCCCCGATAACCCCACCAACGGCAATAAGCGTTCCGGGCAGCGATAATCCCGTGCTTGAAAAATCGCCCACTTGAGTATTTGCTACGACAACGGCTAAGTTACTGGAACTTGGCAGGAATATCCCGGTATTTAAATCCCCGGCAAATTTCAAAGACGGAACGGAAAGTGTTCCATTGCCCAAAGTAATCGACGTAACGGAACTGGATGACCCAGAAGCTGCGTTATACACGTTAGTGCCATCGCAAATTATTAAAAGAGAAGTACCCTGCGATACAGTAATAGTAGCCCCGCCAACAACAGAAGTCTTAACAGTAAGGGTAAAAGACCCCGTCGTGTTATTAGTTATTGTGTATAGCTGTACCGTAGGGGGCACGATAATAATCTGATTACTAGTAAGGTTACCCGCATATTCTTGAATTAAATTAGAGGCTTGACTAGCCGAAAGGGTAAGCGTTCCACCGGAAATACTTAGCGCTAATTGAGTAAAGAAGAACTGAGTTGCTTGGCCGTAAGCAAATGTATTAAAACCATTTATTCCGTTCGATACAATAACCAGTGATTCAGTTAATTGCAACTGCTGATTTACGTTACCGTCGATGGTATTAGTACCCGAGGGCTGAAGCGTTAAAATTCCAGAGCCGTTATTTCGTATGGTTACAAACCAGTTATTTCCTACAACCGATGCCGACGGAAGAGTAAAAGTTCCGACCCCAGATTGCCATACTGCAAACTGCGCTCGGGTTGCAGCAGTAAATGTTGCATTCGAAAAGTAACTTACTAGCGGAACAGCCTCATTCAGCGTTAATCCATTAGCGATTAGACCAGCCCCCGCTAAAGCCGATGCGTTAGCCGATGAAGTCCCTGCGCCAAAAACAACGGCCGACCAAATACCGTTGACGGTCGTGTTATCCGTCAAGAATATAAATTCAGCAATACCTGAAGACACCGAAACAATTGTATTGCCCGAGTTATCGGTAACAATAAATGGCAACGAGCCTATGTTGCGTACCAATACCGATTGCCCTGTGGACACCTGCGTGGCCGGGGGCATTTCGAGAAGCAATCCTCCAACGGTAGCTGTAACGTCTACGATACTACTGACGGGGGTACTGGTCGTCGGATTGCCGTTGATGGGCCAAGACAGCACCGTATTTGCGCTAATTGTCAAAGCCTCATAGCTGACCGAAGACGGTGAAATTGTTTGCCCGGTAAACGGATTGAAATATGAGGTCATGATTAAGAGTCCTGTGCGATGGCTTGACGATCGCCGATGCGGAGTTGATCTTCAGTTTTGAGCGCGGCTAGGGCGGCGTCGAACAGGCCAGACCAAACGGCCAAACGGGCGTCGTCTTTCAAAAACGGCGCGGTCTGCTTGAGAGTACCAAACAGCATCGCGTTGGGCGCGTTCTGGGTCAACCAGTTCGTCTGGTTGGATGAGTCCAGAGGGGCTAATCTGGTATAGCAAAGCGCTTCAAAAGCGTATGCAGCATCTGGCGTAGGCGCAATAAACCAGTGATCGGCATCGTAGTCAGCGTAATACAGTGGCGTGGAAGTGGCGGTAACAGCCGGCCAATAATTGTTCAGGTACTCCAACTTACGCAAAAACACCGGCTGCTTGCCGGTGGGCGTAGTGATAGTCATCGAAACAGTTTTTCGCCAGCGTGCGGGCTTGGCGATGACCGGGTTGCCGATGCCCATGCTGGCATCAACGACTTCCATCTGGCCGAGGGTCTTGATGTTCTGCGCGATCTCAAACTCGGCCATAGTAATGGCCGTAGGAATAAAAGCGACGACAGCGGGATCGCTACGCTCCAAATACTGGAGTACCGTTTGCGTCAGGCTGTCGTAAGTTAGAACAAATGAAGGCGTTGTCATCCGGGTACCTCTGTGTTACGCGCATTTTCCCACGAATTACACAAATGGTCGAGTGCCGGTTTTGTCAATAATAAGAACCTGCCGGCGTGGAAATAAACCGGTGGTGCTGGGTACGCTAATATGCGTCCATGAATCGAACTCTCGGATAAGTTGGTCATAAGGCATACCGGAGTCAATTACGGCACGAACGACTTCATCGGGGGTCATACCGGGGATTCGAATATCCGCCGCACAACCTAGGCGGTGCTGACTGGTATCTTTCGAGCCTACTGAGTCATTGACCTGCTTCGACCGGTACCCACTGGTCACCATAACAGGCTTACCTTTGAGAGCGGTTTTTATTCGTTCCAAAAATATAGCCAAACGAGTTAGATTGGCAATTTCATCGCCGTTAGGTGTATTGTCAAACTCCCGGTGACTTGTCGCCGTTAGCTCTTCAAGGGTAAAGTGTTCGGTGAGGTTCATACCTTGATTATCTCACCACGAAATTCGATATGCTTATCGTCCCACTTATGCGCCAATTCCGGCCAAAGCATTTTGCCATCCTTGAACGTCAAGACGGCAAAACCGGAACGCCAGTTGACCGGGCCATCTTCCAGATAGTCCGAAAACTGTGGGCCATCGATCTCTGCCAGCGTGCCGGTGTCGATACCAAAGCGCGTTCCGTTGTAGTCCGAGTACGGTGTGACCTTCAGGCTGTGCAAGTGGCCTGTGACGATGCTGACACCCCCGGCGACGGTATTGTTGTGCGTGGCGTGGATGCCGCCCTTGTACCGATGCTTAACGATCAATGTCTCGGTAGGCCAGCACGACCAGCAATGCTCCCACGCCGGAAAATGATCACGAAGGGAAAACCCCTTTACGTGCTCGTATTGCGGAGCATTTTGGGATAAACGATTTTCGAATCGTAAATCATGATTTCCAACCGTCCAGATTAGCTTGACGTTTCGGCGCGCGGCCTTGGCTGTTTCCTCGATCTCGCCCATGGCAATTTCGCAGGCTTTCAGCTCTTGGACGATGGACGGCTTGGCGTCCCAACCGATTCGCGGGAATCGGCTGATAGACGCTCCATCGAAGGCGTCGCCGTTGCAAATGATTGCGCGGGGTGCTAGTTGGGTAATCAGCTTGTTCATACCCCTAAAAGCGGTGGTATGAATCCCCGGCCAAAAGTGCGCGTCACTGAAAACAATAACTGTCCCGTTAAGGATGCCGAGTTGCTTTCGGGGATTGTGCTTGTGCGCGGTTTGTAGGTGTTCGAACTTCCCGCCTTTGGGGTCGTCGACTTCCAGCTTTATACCGTGGCGAAGTTCGATAGTCCGCCTGCGCTTGTTTACCGACCTAAGCGTCACGCCGGTCATTTCAGAGACCTCAACTGCACTTTTAACTGAACGCCACAATTCTACAAATTCGTTATCAGCTAATTTTGTCATGCGAGAAGCCTAACCGGAGTGTGTGACAGCTTTATGGCGCTGGCGTTGATTTGTGAAGTAACTCGTCTTTTGCTTGCGATCCGGCCGATGAGCCGAAATAAAAACCAATCACTTGTTCACACTTGGCCGAAAGATACCCCACCAGCGTCCCCGCCAGTGCGCCATCTATTTTGGCCCAGCCCAACAGCGTCCCGGCCACCATAGTCACAAAGCTGCCGACGATGACATACGCCAAGATCGGTACCGTAAAGGACTTAGTAACGGTTTGCATATCACGTGCCGACTTGCGGTCAGCTACGGCAAGTTGCTCAAAATCCAAATTCAGTTCTTGCGCCTTGGCTTTGATGGCGATTTCGGCAAGCTGTACGCTGGCAATTTGCTCAGCGGTCAACTTACCGTTTTCGATAGTCGTCTTGGCTTCGTCAGGAGACACGCCTAGCTCATGCGCGATCAAACCGTAGGCCATAGTGCCAAATGGCCCCGCAACCGCCGTAGCGATCGTTGGGGCGATCATTTTGAGCCAATCCATGGTCAGTCGAAGCCACGTAAAGTTTTGGCCAGACGGGCGCGCTTACCTTCTACACCCGGTTTTTTGGCGGCGGCGTTTAGCTTCTTAGCGGGAATCTTTTTGTCTTCAGGGACGTGAAGTTCCTTTTTCAAAGCGCCGGGTGATTTGATTGCTTTTTGAATCCATTTTTCAGCCATGATTTAGCCCTGTTTAGGTTCAATATCTTGCACCGAATTAATGTCAGCAGCCAACGCATCTTTGAGCAACTTTAAGAAGGCGTCTTTACCGACTTGCAATTGCTGGAGCTGAAAGTTAGTTGAGCTGATCTTTCGGTCGAGGTCAACGGTGTGATTTAGGAGCAGAATTTGCTGCTCGTTAAAAGATTCAACATCATGCTCAATACCGTCGATAGTTACGATTTGGGGCTGTTTATTTGCCATTTCGTTTTCCTTTAAATGCCACTGAAAAAAGGCCAGTGGCTTACCTGTAAATTACGCTGTTTAGGTAAAAGCAAAAAGGTAGCAGCGCGGTAACAAAAGTTTTCCCAACGCACATGCTAATAGATTCCATTTCCATAAAATAATCCACAATCTTTTTACCGGCGGTGACAACAAATGCTACCGCAGTTCCGCAAATCCAGCCATGAGCCAACGACGCATGTAGCAAAAGGCAATAGGCTGCCGCGCAGATAGCGCCAAGCATTGCCCCATAAAGCAAATGATTGGCCCAGTCTTGCGGAATTTGCGGGACTTTATCTAATGGATTAACCCAAGTAGTCATTATTTATTCTCCAGTTGTGCCACACGTTTGCGCAGCGATTGCAGTTCAGCCACCAGATTGGCAATGACCTCTGCGGATGAGGCTTGCATGGCTTGGTACTTCGGCACTGTGCGTGTGCCCATCACCGCCGGGGTAGCGGGCGTTAGCTCAACACCCTCTGCGTCTTGCGTAGCAGCCACCGCCGGAGATACTTCATACTCTCGCTCTTCAGTTCCGTCCTTAACGCCAGTAACGGAGTTAGGCACTACCTCTTGAAATTCGTGGGCGATAAAACCTGCGTCTTTACGGCCATCAGCAGTCCATTCCCACGATGTAGGCTTTAGCGCGTCGATGAATGCACCTGAGCCGGTGAGCGGTTGCTGGTTGGCTTTTAGACGGTAGTCGGAGGTGGTGTTGTAAAGAACTGCGGTTGTGCCTGATTGGGTGATGGAGCCAATAGGGGAACCGTTATACACATACTGAGCAAACACAGTACCCGACGCAGCCCCGGCTGGGTGGTAGGTATCTAGGTATCCGTACCCAATTGACTGAGTAATCTTGATACCACTACTTGCAGTCCCCACCAGCAAATTCCCGCTGGTATCTATCGTCATCGCGCCATTGTTAAACCCCAGCGACGCTGATGAATTTAACGAAATACCCGTTGTGCCTAGCTGAGTGATTGACCCCAGTACGGTAGCGTTGTATAGAAAATAGCTGTATACCGATCCTGCCGCAGCCCCCGAAGGATGCGCGACCTGAAATGATCCGCTGGGGGATGCCGTAAAACCGGTAGCTGGGGCACCGACCACCGCAGTCCCCACCAGCAAATTTCCGCTGTTATCAATAATAAGATCGTCGCGCCAAGCAGCAGTTGTGCCTTGTTGAATCTTAAAAAGTCCAGCCGACGTCACGGTGGGGTTGTTGCTATTTACAATGCGTGATCCGTAAAAATCAGCAGGGGAATAACCTAGATGTAAAGACATAGTTACTACAGAGCTGGTAGCACTGCTGGATATATCCATATTTCCACGTGCGGGGCCACTACCGAGTATCAAGCTGCTGGAATCCAGAGACATCGCCTGAGTGAATGGTATTGCTGCACCTGCTGTGCCGGAGGGGGCGCTATACCACCTGAACTGCCCAAGGGACGCATCGTATTCAACCTTCAATGCAGCTTTAGACGCTGCATAAAACCAATTTGAACCCGCAGTATAAACAGCGTTGTTTGTGTGGTAGCTCGTATTTACGTCACTGCTTATTGCAAATGCCTGAAGTTGCAAAACCTTTTGACCCGGCCCAGTGCCGCTCCAAGCACTAGGCACAACCCCCAAGCCGAGGTTGCCGGAGGCGTCTAGGGTAAGCATGTCAACGCCACCAGCCGCCGTTTTCCAACTTAGGTTACGGGTAGCTGTGTCGTATTTGTATTGCGAATCATTAGGCGAATTTGCCGCCCCTAAATACAAAATTGTAGAACCCGCAGCCCCTACAATTGAAGTACTCGTAGCACTAATCGCCCCGGTTACTGCTAGGCCTGTGGAGGTTACGTTTGTTACGACTGAGCTGCTTACCAGTGTCTGAAGCGACTGCCCACCTGTACCGCTAGCATTGCCGTAGGATTTAATATAGTTGTTACCGGCACCGTCCGAGTAGAGGCCAAGACCACCGGTGGTACCGTACGATACCGACGTACCATTTATTTCTAACGCCCGTACCGTTGCTTGCGAAGTGGCACTAACAGACCCGGTTACGGCTAGGCCTGTGGGGGAAACAGACATAATCGTGCTAAGTCCAGCACCCGCAGGGCCAGTCACGGTACCTATTCGCAGTGGGAAGTCAGAAAAGCCAATAACAGGGGACGATCCAGTTTGACCAAGAAGAGATAAGAGCGATGTTCCTGTGGTGGATTTAATAGCTAGATCATTGTTCCCTGATGCAAGGGTAGCACCCAGCGTAGTAAAACTCCCAGCCAGCGGAGTGCTCGCACCGATCACCACGTTGTTAAGCTGATTGCCGCCGCCGGCTACTGTGCCCGCTAGGGTGAATGCACCCAAGGTGTTCGTGGTCAGCTTGGTGCCATCAAACGTCAAGTTGGCCGAGCCTACGGTCAATCCTGAGCTGTTGTACAGTACCTGCGTCGTTGCGCTAGATCCGACACCACCCTTGGTAGCCAAAACCTGCACGACGTTGCTATTGTCCTTGTAGAACAGTTTCCCGTCGGTGGTGTTGAGCGCTAACTCACCAGCCACCAAATTTGTATTAACCGGCACCGTCGATGCCGTAGCCGTGTAATAAAGGGAGATGGGCGTAAAGCCGGTTGCTGCCATGTTCGTTCCTTAAAATGTTCCACCCGATACGCCAGACCAAACGGGGGCAGTCGCACCCGTAGATGTTAGCACTTGACCCGCAGTTCCGGCAGCAGTATACGCATGGGCCGTTCCAGTCCCGTACCCTGCGCCACCTGCTGTCGGAGTCGCGGTTGAATTTGTTCCGCCGTTGATAATGGCCACAACGCCCGAAATATTCGGGGCTAGTACATACGCATTTGACTGACGAACAAAAATTTGTCCAGTGGTCGAATTGACGTAGGCAACAGTCCCGACCTTAACGGCATAGCCCGTGGGCGGCACCGTATTCATCATCTGCCCTGCGGAATACGGGCTTAGATACAGCGTGTCCCCAACGGTAAACAGTACGGTGTTAACGGGCGTTACGATACCCACGGTGGTTACGTAGCCGATCGCGCCATTCGCAATTGACTGGCTAGTAAGCCCGATAATCGCGGAAGTAGTAACCGTATTTGCTTGAGCCAAAGCAATATTTGGGTATGTCTGGCCACTGGTGGTTGCGGTGGCGTACACCGGTGCCCCGCCGGCGATTGATACACCGGTGTTGTTAATAACCCGAAGTTGAACTTGCTGACCGGTGTAAATTACGTTATTCGCCACTTCATTATAAAAAGCCAACGAGTGCGTCGTACTGTCGTACCAAGACCGCCCTTCTATATACGAAGGGGGCGTAGAGGCCGAATAGTCCAAGTACGGAGCCGAATTATTTATTTTTGCCCCACTTAGCGTAAGACCTGAAATAACCGTTGCCGTAGCACCTAAACTAATTGCTGTAGTGCCGATCGTAATTGCGCTGTTTGTCAGCGATGAATTTGCGATAGAAGTAAGCGTATTTGCAGATCCGCTAATAGACTTATTCGTCAGTATTTGCGATCCGGTCAATGTAACTACGGTCGAATCAATCGAAATAGTACCTGAAGAAGTAATTGGCCCGCCCGTCAACCCCGTTCCGGTGTTCACTAATGTCACGCCGGAGCTAATAGAAAAGGTATTCCAGCCAGAAGCGGCGTAACCTTCAAAAGTAGCCATATCGGTATCGTAGCGAATCTGCCCAATAACGCCCGCTGGTCGTTGAGCCAAATTTCCGACAGGGACTGTCATTGCCCCATTTCCGGGGACGACGATATTGCTATCCAAACCGATAGTTGGACTACCGATCCCGTTTCCATTTGCCACAGTGGTTTGGCCCGAGACCCCAACAATAGTAACTGGGCTTGCCAAAGTTCCTGAAATGGCTACTAGCCCTGTTCCGCTCAAAGCGGAGAGGTTGGACATCAGACCCGTGTAAGCAATTAGGGGGTTGCCGGCTATGCCGTCGGCGTTGGTGATGCCCAGCCCACTACCCACAGTAATAGATCGACTGGCGAGGGTATTGCTGGCCGTTTTTACCTGAAAACCGGTGGGTGAGGTCACCAAGGACAGCGGGGCACCACTAAGGTTAATACTGAATTGGCCGGCCGCGCCACTGTCAACCGTACTCAGACCTGCGCCAACACCTACATAACGGCTATTGGCCAAACTGGGTTGTGCCCCCACGGTCAAAAATGTTTGATTTAAAACTGGCGAATTGGCAATATTGCCTGTCGTGGTTTGAACCGTAACACCGTTTTGAACAACCGGAACCAGCTCAAGACCCGTGAGGGCTTGAGCGGTGGGGAGTTGACCTATTGTTTCGTTAGCCATTATGGTTGAATCCCTAGACCGTCAAGGTTGCCATTTAATAATGTCGTTCCGATAGGTTTATCAATACTGAGCACTGCACCCCCGTAAGGCTCGACAACAAGGGCATTATCGTCGACGGCGATATTAGCATCCGGCCGTGGAAAACGAATTGTAATTTTTTCAGTTTGACGAGCGGCCAAACGGTACGGATCCTTTTCATCCGCGCACCCTTGATCGCAAACAAGCAATCCGGGGAAATTAGGGTCAGAACGCGCAGTTGAGTGCGCGCGCTTCATTTTGCATCTATCGCAAATAAATATAGCGATGTCAGAATTGCCCAGAGTATCGAGGAATCTTGGCATCTGAGTTACCGGGTGTAAACCGAAATATTAGGCTGCAAATAGATAGGCGATTTATCCCGCTCTTCTTGCTCGGCCATCTGAAAATATTTCTCGGCTTGCCCTTCAAGGTATTGAATCCGTGGGATTTCTACATCTGGAAGTTCAAGCGACATCTGGTGCGCAAGCATGCTTTGGATAGCCATTAACCAGCGATCCGGAATCGCGAGCTGACCACTCAATGCTCCAACATCTTGTATATACGCAGAATACCAAACGGTCATCTGCACAAAAGGATTCGAAGGTACCGGCCACAAAGTAATCGTAGGCTGCGGAATAGTCCGGTTAAACCAAAACTGAAAAGGCTGATCTGCCGTGAAGTTTTTATTCGGCAAATTGGTGTAGTCATCGCGATTAAGCCGCGACATCGTAATTTCAGTGGAGTTATTGCCCACGTAAAATTCTGATACGTTCAGGGTATTGCCGCTGGTTTCTCGCATACGGTAGTACTGCGCTGTGACACCGGGATCGATGTCGTACCAAAGCCACGTTCCGCTAGTCCACGTAGTTACCCCGGTGTCGTAAAGAGTGTTCCACGTGGATCCATCATTTGACCATTCCAAAAGGATGTGGAAGGATCCTGAAACGGCTGGAAGTATACCGATAGATCCGGCGTATACGGCATTATTCGTTCCGTAGTTTATACCTATGTAGCCGTTAGGGGCCGTCTGAGCATCCGATGTAGCGACGTTGTTGTCAAACGCTAGCCCAGTAGTACCCGACGATGCGAGATAGCTGCCGCTGGCATTAGGCGTTGGGCGCTGCATTGTGCGATACAACGCATTTAAAACGTCATTACCCCCAACCGGCAAGAGATATTGCGATTGGTCTGCGTTTAGTCCAACGACGGTCTTTTTAATCGCAAAATACTGAATGCCCTGATTTATCAAGTTACTCAGGATATAGAACAGCGATTCCTTGGCAGCTTGAACCTGCTCAATGGTCAATTCTTCGGCAAACTTGCCCGCACGACGAGCGCCGTGGTCAATAAGTTTCTGAACCGAAATTGTTGTTTGACCAACGGTGCCGGAGTACGCCATTATTTTTCCTTACCAACAATTCCAGCGTTTTAATGAGGCTTTAGCGCGAGGAGCATCGCCCTTTGCGTGTTCGACAACACCAGACATGCGTGCGCAAAATGAATCTTTTCGTGCGCCACCCTCTGGCTGCGGAGCTTTTAAATGACTATCGTTTTCACGATTGTATTTTGCGCGCCCCTTGGCGGTCAAGCCCGCACCTTTTTCGACAGGTAGTTTTTCACCCCGGCTGACCGATAATGCCGTGCCGCCATTTTTCATTTTATCGGCTTTGACAAATTCTTTGCCAACTTTTTCGGGCACGCCGCCGAACCCACCTTTAGTATGGGCTGCGGCTTCCATCAAACGGTGCTGGGCTGGTGATTTACTTGGCATTTCCCATCTCCATAATACGATCCATTTTCTCGCCTAATTTATCTATCCGGTCGAGAACGCGGTTGATGTCCGCGTGAACTTCGGCCTTAGTGACATATTCTTTGGCGATTTCCTCCCGAGTTCGGTTTAACAGGATAGTGATACGCTGAAGATCAGCGGCCTTCTCCCGTAAAACCCAACCTAGTACAGAAGTAGCCATAGTCAAAACCGATACCCAAAGCGTGCTCATTTCCATGATTTATTGCCAAGTTATGCTTGCGATTCCTGCCATGACAAACGGGCGAATGCTGTTCCTGCTGAACCAATCTGGCTAACCACCACGTACAAAATGTCCGGGCCGTCGGGGTATGTTCCAGCTTGGCTAGTGGGCACAGTATTAGTCAAACCGCCGCCCAGAGCCGAGTTACCAAAAGCGGCTACTGCGGTCAAATCCAAAGCTGTTTGGCCAGTTACGTTGCTAAAAAACGCCGCCACAGATTCACCGCCGGAGATAGTAGTGGCCGTGTTCGTGTTGGTAGCAACTTGAACAATCGAAGTTGTATTTGTACCGCTTTGCGTGGGTGAGGAAAATGTTGTAAAACCGCTTGTTCCGCCGACGACGCCATTCAAAATGAACTGCACCAAATAACTGGTAGTAGTCAACATTGCGATTTCGCGCATTTGCAACTGCAAGCGATTGATAATTTCTTTCATACCGAGCGTGCCGGTGGTGCCGTTGTCTACTGACGGGGCCACCCGGATAGCCATGATAGGCACCGGAGTGGTCGTACTCGTGGATACCGCAGCGGTCATACCGTAGTTGTAGATCAAAGACACGTCGTTGCTAAAACCGCCATCCATGATCACCGAGGAGCCCCAGTGCGACAACTGCGCGGCCGAATCGGGTGCAGAGTACTCAACGGCCACAGGAGCAGTTGCAGAGTAAGTGAAGGCGGTAGCCGCAGCACCGCCCGTTTGACCCCGGGTAACGCCGTTTAACGTGGCTGAGGAGCCGGTTGCTGCTGCGGTAAGGCTTGTGTAGTTCACGTACTCGATTACGCCGGCTGCGCCTGCACCAATAATTCGAGCCGAGCCGCCTGCGGGGTTAAAACCGCAGATGCTGCCGATGTTGATCGTGCTATCGCTAACACCAGCACTTGACGTAAGCGTAGTGATTGGCAACTGATTATTTTGCTCGTAATGCGACGGCAGATTGCCTGAACGCATATAGGCTTGGTACTGGATATTGTTGTTCTGAAAACCGTAGATGTAGATGATCGCGCCGTTTGAGGCACGGAAACCCAAACGGGCAACACCAGCGCCGTACCATGAGTAGTCGATGTAAAACATCTGCACTTTTGTCAGGTCAAGGTTATATCCCGAAGGGCCGGTGCCGTCGCAAACATCCCACCATTGCGATTGCGGAACCAGCGTATCGATCGTGCGTGAAAGCAACGCATTAGCGATAGTCGCACCGCGATATTCCGGCGAAATATAGAGCTGAGTGTCATTGGCGATAGTCAGCACTCGGTACGATTGACCGCGAATGACGATGTAATCTCCAACAATCAATTGCGTAGTGAACTGCGTGGAGTTACCCGTCACCAATCCGCTACCGCTGGTAACCGCTACCGTACCTGTAATTTGGTTGACGCTGTTACGCAAACCGGCATAAATGGTCTGGCCATCGAAGTAAAAGAAAATTCCGTTTTGACTATCGCAGAAACCGATTTTATTGCCACCACCGTACCAAGACGACGGGCTAACGTGCGGGATAGCCGGCACGGTGGAAGTCGCTGGCGTTGCTGTCGGAACCGACGTAGCTGCGTAAGTGAATGTCAAAGCCGTAGGTGTTGTCAAAATTTTGAACGTACCGTTGTACGCGGCCTGATCAAAACCTGAAATCAGCACATACGTGTTTCGGGTAAGGTTGTGCGGAACCTTCGACGATACGGTAACTGTGGTGCCCGAAGCTGTCAGTGAAGTAAAAGCAATCTGCGGCTTCAAAATCGTACCGGTGGAGAACTGAATGCCCTTGCCTGATTGGTACCGGAAGTATCGACGTGTTTGGCGGAACATCATCTGATTAGGAACCGATGCGCCTGCGGTGAAGTTAACCGAGCCGTCATACGCATGGGTATCTACAAAACCGGCCGGGCGCGCGTACAAATTGGCTTGGCCGGCGGCATTGACGATAGTAGCCGATGGCGTACCCAGCACATTGGTAAATGTAAAGGTAGTGGCTGATGGCGTCGTAGCAACGATTTGCGGGCCGTTTACCGAAGTTGCCGCCGTAGGGCCGGTAGTACCGGTTACATAAATATACGATCCAGCAGAAAGGCCGTGCGGAAACGAAGTTGTAACTGAAATAGTTGGCGATGCGCTAAACGTAAATGCGCTAGTGCCGAGGGCAAAAGCCGCGCCTGTATAGGTGTAGCCTACGTAGCAGTACGTAGTTGTGGCCGACCAGCAAACGGCGGTAGTGATGGCTTGGGCCATCTGGACAGTAATAGTCGTACCTGCGGTGACACCGGTGCTCACATAGCCCCAACCACTGGCATTAGGGTCAAGAGTATCTTCGATAAAAAATGGCACACCGGTGGCGATAGTTACATTCGAGCCAAAGGTGACAACAAGTTGCGACGTAACGGCTTGGTTGCCGGTGACGGCGGTAACTGGCAAAGCCGCGTTGACTAGGTAGTAAAGCGATTGCCGATTGTTTTGAAGGGCAACTTGCTCCCACTTTGTAGGCTGTTGGCCATACTCAAAGTCGGTATCGATCATCGACTGTGGTGTTGATACCCGAATTTTATCTACAGGGTCATACGCGGGAGAACGCTGGGCTTGTTGCAAACGAAGCTGGTTATCCGCATTGGATGTTGGGCCGTTGTAGGTAGAAATTTCGGACATAGTGTTACCTGTTATTTAGTAAAATGGGGGCCGAAGCCCCCACTTATTATCGCTTAGCGCTGCCGCCGCGTTTACGAGCCATCGGGGGGTTAACTGATCCCCGTCCTGCACCAGCTTCAGGCTTAATGCCTAGCAGCCGTTTAGCAGCGGAATATGCTTCCCCGGGGGCATTGCGGATTGTATTCGCAAGAGGCATATCCCGGTTGGCAATATCTTTCATTGAGGCATCGTAACCGCCTTTTGACATATCGCCGCCTTCAGCAAACTTCTTAATATGGCCACCTTTTTTAAAGGTACCAGACTGAGCAGTATTGCTGACAGGCTTTGAGACGAAATGCTTGGGCATCGCCACGGCTTGGCCAGCGCTATTAACGCTGCCCCCCGTGGCAAAATGCTTTTTTGCGTGGCCACCTTTTTTGTAGCCGCCTGCGTTGGCTTCTTTAACGCCACCGGTTGCACGATTAGTAACTCCGGGTGGCGTACTTGAAACATTACCTTCCACGCCGCCACCCTTTGCATACCCGCCGCCGTTAGTCTCTTTGATGCCCTTGGTGCCGTGGGCAGTATCCTTGCGGCTACCGTCAACAACATCCGTCTTCTCAAATTTGCGCTCGTTGCCTTCGATAGTGCCACCGGTTTTAAACGCTGCGGTTTTGCCGTCGCGAATTTCACCAGTGCCGTGGTGCTTGTCTAGTTTGTCGCCGTCAACCACTTTGGTCTTTGCAAATTTATTTGCATTGCCCTTGACGGTTGTTTTGGTTTCAAATTTGTCGATAGCTGCACCGGAAGCAGGGCCGCCTGACTTCAAGCCGTGGTGAGCCTTGCCAGCTTTTTCGTGCTCGTGATGCTTCAGCTCTTTTTCCAGCTTGTGAATCTCGTGCTCTTCATGCTTTTCGACTTTGCCACCCTTTTTGGACATCAGCAAAGATCCAGACATAGCCTTACGACGCTCGGACATGGACGGCTTTTTAGGGGCTTCGCCACGTTCCGAGTGCTCTTCATGCTCAGAATGGTGTTTCTTGTGATGCTCGGTGTGCTGCATGCCTTTGTGGCCATGCTCTTCGTGCTCTTTACGCTTAGCCGAAACATGACCACCTTTTTTGAGCTTCAGGATTACTGAGGGCTCATCGGTCATCATCTTAGGCATCTGCGCAAAGCCACCAGAACTATGCTTTTTGGTAGCCATGTTCGTGCTCCTTATTGTGCGTAGGATTTGTACAGCACAGTGATAGTCGCTGCGCCAGTCGTAGCGGCCGTACCGGTCTGCGAAAAGGTTGCGGTCAAGGTGACATCAGAAGCACCAACAGTAGGCCAAGCGCTATAAACGCCAGTGGTTGCCACCGAAGCGCGACCAGTTGGGCCGACGGCAGTAGAAGCCACATAAGCGGCTGCACTTGCACTAGTTCCAACAGTCATCGTGTTCGTCGTAGCGGCATTGAATGCCGTAGTCGTGTCGATATTGATAGCGACGATTTGCGCATTCGCAGGGATAGTGCCGATAGTTACCGCAGTAGCATTGCCAAAGACAACAGTACCGGTGATAGCCGTAACGACTCCTGCAATGTTCGTAACATTGTTTGCCATTTTGTATTTCCTTAAAAGGAGGGGGCCGAAGCCCCCGCCAATTTAGATGCCCGGTGTGCCGTAGGCGCAACGTGGGTCGGTGAAGCCGACGTCGTAACGCTCGGTGGCCTTGTAGCGCATCGAATCAGTCTCGAAGTCACCTTCCATCGTCTTCTCAAGACGACGACGCATGAGCAGCTTGAAGCCTTCTGGGGCATCAGTCTGAACCCACCAAGCGGTAGAGCTAGTCAAACGGCTGATAACAGCAGCGCCTTCGTCCAGCAAGCCAATGGATTTCACTGGATTGATGTCGTTGTTGGCATTGCCGGTACGCAGAACCGATTTCAGCAGCACTTCAGCTTGGAAGATGTTGCCGGGGGCAACGATCAACTGACGTGGAACCAAGCGGATGCGTTTGCCGTTGTTGTCAACAGCTTGGCGAACTTGAATCAACATCTGTTCCAGCGAAGTCTGGGACAAAACAGCGGCAGTAGCCAACTGGTTGCTGAAAGTACCGTTCACGATTGGGTGCGAAGTGCTGATCAGTGGCACGCCATCACCAGTGTTGCTGGTGTTGGTGAAAGCCGTGTTCAACACGTTAGCCGACAGCAGTTCTTTGGTTTCCACCAAAGACTGAGCCAAATGTCGTGCGTAAACTTGACCCAAGCGGATGTGGTCGCCATCTTCGACCAAGACTTTGGTCAAAGCGAAGGCCAGACCGTACACTTTGTACAGGTAGCGCTTCAGGAACAACACGCCACCTTGTTGGTACGTCACCGGTGTGCCGTCAGGCAACTGGGGAGCAGCACCGAAACCGTACAGGACGGGTTCTTCGTGGTAGTTGCGGGGGATACCGTCTTCTTCACGGAAAACGCGCGACCATTCATCGGCACGTTGATCGTAAACGCCATCGAAACATTCGTTCAGGATTGGTTCAACAATCGAACGAAAGTCCGTACTTCTCATTGGAGCAGCCATTTTTTAGACCTCCGTATTATTAAGCAACTGCGGTGAAGGCACCGAAGAATTGCGATTGTGAAACAACAACGCGGACGACGGTGAAAGCATCACCCCAAGCGTTATCGACGTTTTGCGACAAGTCAACCACGCGCAACTGACCTTGAACGCCGTTACCAACAGCGCCAGAAGCGTTGAGGGTACATTGCGACAAGCCGGTGGTCGTAGAACCAGCGGTGATGTTGCTGAATGGGAACTCGTTACCAATAGTGGTTTGAGCCATTGGGCCGTCAGCTTGGATTTCGTAAACGATGTTGTTATCGTTGTAGAAGTAAGCAACGCAAGAACCAGCCAAATAGGCTGTGCTGGCAGGCCAGTAGTTCGAAACGCGACGGCGGCCGGTGGTGTCAGTCCACTCGACACCAGCGAAAGCACCAGCGATGGCACCAGACGTAGTGGCAGGCAGAATGGTACCGATGGTGCCACTGTTAGCAGTCGTACCGTACTGGACGGGTTGACCTTTGAGAATTGCGCTGGCATAGCCAGATACGATACCGTTAGCAAGCGCCTGTGCGCGATCCAGACCAGAAGGGTGGAACGCAGGACGCAAGCCAAACGGAGCAGAGGTTGAACTCATATTAACTCCTTATTAACCGGAAAATACCGGCGTGCGATTGGATTGCTGATCTACAAAATTGCTCATTCCCTCGCCCTCAGTGCTAACCAGTGACTTACCGTTGCTGTCCCGTGCGCCCTGAAGTTGCTCAACTTGGACTCGGATTTTTTCCGATTCTTCGCGGGGCTTATCGTGGTGCATGTGCGTCATGACTTCTTGGAAGACGTCCATCGGCAATTTAAACAGTAACATTTCGTTACAGGAAATATATCCAACATGCTCGCCGGCTTTCACGCGATAGTCTTCATACCCGGGAAACTCTTCCGATTTAACGGGAACGTATCCCAGACGAATCCGCTTATCGATGGAGTCGTAGCTGTTGGTTGTTGAGAGCCAGCAAAGATGCCACCCATTTAGGCTGGGCAGTTTAGGCAATGCTGATTGCGTCCACTCTTCGCTCCACATCTTGCGACGTTCCTGCGTTGAAATGAACTTATCTTCAGGTGCTGCTCGGCTGGCGTCCTCATTACGAGTTTCGCGACCACCGGAGTTTAAAGATTTCTTGAGGCGTGATTCCATGATTATTTCCCTGAGTTTGTACGGTCGTATTTAATAAAGTTCGCGATCATTGCTTTCTTGCGCTCTGGGTTATCCCACGCACCAGCATCCTTCATAGCTCGCACCCTTTCAGGTGAAAGTACATAGGTTGACTTGTTCGTGCCCCCATAAGCGGCTGAAGCCTCGCGTCCTGAACTACCCACGGTATTCCTCGGTGATCTCACGGAATCATTTCTGTCAGATGATTTATTATAGTGATGTGGTAACCGTTTCTGCAAGCGGTTATCTAATTCATCCCAATAATCTGGTGTACCGGGATTCCAGCCATCAGCGACAAGGCTTTCATCGACCAATTTGGCGATTTTGCTATCAGTATCGGATAGGTCGGGTTTATACCAGTCATTGCGCTCAATCCAAGTAGCTGCATTGCGCTGAATACTCGGGTCAATACGCTGCGCTTGAGGCTGCGGACGATCCGCTTGGCTTTTCATATTAGCCAATTGCTGCAATTGCTGCCGGGTGTCGAACATCAACTCCTGCGCTTTAACTGCGCCTTCGCCATCGCCGGAGTTTGTAGCCTCTGCAAGTTTCATGCGGGCATACTCAAGGGCTACTTGCTTATCTTCAATGGCTTTATCGATTCGACTGACATCATGCTGTTGAGTCTTGCGCTCCATATTCGCGATGCGAGCGCTCATTTCCTCATTCTGACGCTGCATCTGAACCAAACGAATGTCTTTTTCGTCGTTGGTTTTGCGGATAAGATCCTTTTTAGACCGGCGACGTGCTCGACGTGCGGCCCGCACTGCTTCGCTGTCATCAGGATGGTCTGAGTCGCCTTCATCCGCTTCGGCTGGTGCCTTAGCTTGGATTTCCTCTTCGCCGTCTTCCAGCGGAAGCATGCCCTCGGGCATTTCGATCGTTGCTGCGCCGTCTGCGCCCTCTTCAACGTGCATTTCAGCATCTTTGGGTTTGGTAGCCATGGTATTTTCCTTTAAACAAATGCGTTGAACGAAAGCGGGTCGTCAGTGACCTTTGCAATCAGTTCGTGGTCGTTAATCGTCATGAACAAGACTGGATCTTCTTTGTCGTCTTCGCCGGGGACTGCACGTTCCCAACGATCGCCACCCCATTTAGGGACGCGAACAAAGTCACCGACCGATGCCCAGCTACCTTCAGGCCAAGAGGCCATGGTTTCGCGATTTTTAAAGGCCAGAGGGCCAATTGCAATCACTTTGCCGATCATGTTCTGCCATTTTTCATTTTCTTTGGTTTCAGAAACCAAAATAATGCGACTGCCGGCAGCGGTCTTCTTAATACGACGGAGTTGAACGATTACACGGCCACCAAAAGGTGCTTGGCCGGCATTTACTTCAGGGAAAGCCCATGCTAATTCGACGGGATCTGACGCGCCCTGCATACCATCGATGCGGGCGATTTTCTGCTCTTCCATACTAACTCTCCTAACTACACAAACCATATTTCAGGTTCAGATTGCGCATATTTCAGCGCGGCTTGGGGTCTTTCGACCTTATTCGTTCTCGGCGAGTTTCGCATTTAGGGTATCCAGAGTCCATTGCAGACCCTGATATTCCCCAACTAAGCGCAAGTATATCTCGTGACTGCTCACGGGGTTGTCCACCAAGGACAAGCGGATCTCCGCTTGCCTTGTTTTTAGAATGTGGACTAGTTCAAGAATCATTTATTCTTTTTGGCCACGATACCGCTAAGGCCGCCGGCCGGCTTTTGCGCTCCGCCTTTGGCTTGGTAGCTTTGGCCGGTGATTTTCTCGCCCATAGCCATACGTTTGTGCTGGGGGACAAGGATACTCTTTTGCTCTTGATCACTGGTTGCCATATTGGACTCCTTCAGGTGGCATCGCTGCCGGTTGGTTAATTGCTTCGTGCTGCATTCTAGCTTGCTCGATCTGTAATTTAGCTTGATTATTAATCTGCGCTATCTGTAACTGCAACTGGCCGGATGCTTGCGCTTGTTGGGCTTTAGCCTGCATTTCAGCTTGTCCGCGCTGCTGACTATCTTGAATCTTAGATTGCGCGATCTGTAAATCCTGCGCATCTTTGGCCGCCTTGCGCTGGGTTTCAGCGGTAGCAGTATCCTTGACAACCTGCGCATCCGGCGGCAACTGTGGTTGCGGACGATTCTGTTGCATGGTCTGCTGCAACTGCTGGAGCTGCGGCATGATTTGCGCAAATACCTGTTCGCTATCCATAGCGACGTGCTGGCCAACGGTGGCGTACAGCTTGTCGATCGTGGCCGTCAGGGCTGGGTTCTCGTAGTCAGACACTGGCTTGCCGCCGCGTAAGTTCTCCACGTAACCGTTCATGCGGTTCAGGTACCACAGCGTCATGTGCTGCTTGATATGTTCGACGGCATTAGGCAGGAATTGGGGCGCGATAAACGGGTTAGAGCCGAATGATGGATCCATGCCGAACATCAAGTGGCCTTGGATGTGCGCAATATGGTCTTGCTGCATGTAGGCATAGGCGGTGTGCCCAATGGCCATAGCCGCGTTCTCGTCGGCCAACGTGCGCTGTTCTGGAGCTGGCACATCCTTGAGCAATTCGTTGATGTTGGGAATCTTCAACTGCTTCAGGAAACGCTCTTCAACTGCTTTGGCATCGTATAGGTCAGGGTGCGCATCCGCACGTGACAACACGGCTTGCATCTGCGCCATGCGCTGGGTTTCGCTGAATATGTGCGGATCGCTGACCGGGATGACGTCGGTGTTCCTGTTGAAGTCTTCGCGAGTAATCTCCAAGTCTTCAACGATGTCACCCTTGCGCATCTCATCGAAGTGCCAGCGGTTCAGACGGCACAGCACTTTGATCAGGCGAGCCTGCGACTGGTGCAAGCGCGCATGGATGGCGGAGTAGACGGCAGCGCCTTGCTCGATCAGAGCCTGCGTAGTGCCCACGGGAGCGTTGGAGTTGACATCGGCGATCTTCTCTTCGCTGGTGGTCACTACGCCCTTGGCAGCGCTGTCCAACCAGCCTAGCAACTGGAACAGTACCGGCGATGGTGGGTTGAACGGCATCGGCATAGCGATCTTGCGGATGTCGTCGACGCCCGGTGCACCTTCCAGCTCGACCACTTGCGTGACCTCGATCTGCTGGGTCTGGCCGGACATCTTCGCGCCCTTGAGCTTGAGCATGGTCGCAGCGTTGTTGATGTGCGCAGAATCCAGCAAAGCGCGCAGCGAACCGGTCAGGGCTGCGCTCAGGCCGCCAATCAGGTGCGGCAGACCGATAGCAAACACACCGCGCCATGGGATAAACTTGAACTCGATAATCCAGTCCAGCTTGTCCATGGTCTTGTCGCCCTCTTCCCAGTTACGGTAAAGGCCGATGACTTCGTTGCTCTGCTTGTCCACCATCATGATATACGGGGCCATCTCACCTTTGGAGAAGTGGTCGTCCTCGAACTCCAGATGGGTGTAGATGTGGTAGACCTCGCGCAAGCCGTCTTCGTTGTCCTGCCATGTCTTGCCTTCGATCTTATCGTTAGCTTTTTGCGCACGGCTTTGCTCCGGCTCGACAGACGACGCGAAGGATCCGCTATCCTTGTACATGCCGTTAGAGACGCGCCGGTTGTATTCCCACTCAGTGATCTCATGAATCTCAGCCATCCGCTGGGAGGTGTAGAAGTTGGACGCAGCGAATGGCAAGATAACGCGATCAATCGGCAAGAACTCGATGACCGGCCGCTTCTTTTGTTCGTCGTACCAGAGCTTGAGGTACTGCGAGCCACCTAGGGGCAACTGCGTCAGCATCTGTTCTTGCTCATCGCGGAACTCTTCGATTTGCTCGGTGATCTGCCAGTTCAAGAAGTCGCGCTTACGCTCAGCGCGTTGGGTTTTGAGCTCATCGACTTCGCCAACGATTTTAGTACGCACCGGGCCGTCAGGCGGGAACAGCTCTTTGATCGCGCGGGACGCAAAGTCCACGCAACCTTCGGCCATGACAGGGTGAACGGCACGACTAGCGCCATTAAAGTTGGCACCGCCCGGTGCATCCTTGCCCAAACCGGTGCGTTTGATTCCCTCTTCGTACTGCTTGTCACGTTCTTCGCGGGCTGTCTTGTCTTTTTCCAGCAGATCGATGTAGCGCATTGCTAGCGCATCCATGTCATAGCTGTCCATCGTCTCGGCCATGTTGGCGTAGAAGTCCGGTGTTTCTTCTGGGCCGCTGGTTTCCAAACTGACTACCGCTGAACCGTCTGGCATCTCGGTCAGATCGGTGAAGTCCTCGTCCATGTTAATGTCGGCGGAACCATCCTCGTTGAGTGAGTCATCGGGCAGGTTGTCGTCGTCTTGGGGGTTCATCATTTGACCTTCTTGGTGATGTGCTTCATCAGCTCGTACTGCATAGTGTCCATATCGGGCGACACTGTAACTCGTTCTTTAATTATGCCATGGGCGATCGGCTTAACTGTTTCACGTGAAACCAATCTGCCCTTTGCTTTATCAACAACTTGCGTCGGATGGTAGCCCCATTCGTGAAGTGAATCGCCATTGGTGTACAAGTGTTTTGCAGGTACGCGCATGCTAGCTATTTTGTAGTCGCCTTTTAAAGCATGTTCCCCGTGGTCTTTAGCGTATTGTTTTTCCAACGTAACCCAATCACCCGGACGTATCAATGGGTCGGAATGTTTTAATGATTTTTGGTATACATCACTTGGAACTGCTCGGTGCGCCAATACCATGTACTCTGGGTTGTTTTTGGCATTTTTTACCTTTTGGTAATTAGCCTGATCATAATCTCGCCCGGTGTCAACGTAAGACCTAAAACCGTGAGAAGCGTAAAAGTCTTCGGGGTATGCACCTTTTGCCACATTGTGCAAAGGCGATCCGTTAGCGGGATTGGGTGCTTTGTGATCTCCCCGGTAGTCGTTAACCAATCCGCCCTTTGCTTTGTTGATGTCCGGCTCGTTGACGTCGTAGGTGCCACGGTTGCCAATGGCTGATTTGATAGCGTTGGGGTTAAATACCCCAAGATTCTTAACGCCATGTTCCGACATATACATCGCATCGTGGCCCAATTTTTTAGCGGCTGCTTGGACATGCGGATCTTCAATATATTCCCATGCGCCCGAAGCCAACCGATCGTGTATTTGTTGCGGATTCTTGCCATAGTGCATAGCCCACTTATCGTCGGTGGGTTTTAGCAACTTGGCTACCGCGCGCACATGCGCTAGATTTTCATAATCAAATGGATGTTTTACCTGTACGTGAACGGGGTACACCGCGCCGGACATTTTATCGGATTGTTTACTCTCCCCCGCATATTCATTAGCAAATTCGGTATCTGGAGTAACAAACGACATACCGCGAATGCCCGGAGTTATGGCTTTAAAACCTCCAGTGCTGCGCATATTCTCAGTGTAATTTGGATCGGCTTCGGGGCTGGTTATTGGGTGTCCGCCCGGTACTCCTCGGGTGTAATGCCGAGTACCGTGATACATACGACGTTTCTCGGTACTTGACTCTAAGAACTTTTTTAATCCCTCATCGCGGTCAACTGAACCACCTTCGTTGTACAGCGGCATGCCGTGCTTCAGTACATGCTCGCGCATTTCAGGGGTGATGTCGAACCGGTGGGTTGGGGCCATGCCTAGCTTTTCGGCATGTGCCCACGCTTCGTCGGGCGTAGCGTGACGGGAAATAATGTCGGGGGAATGCTCTGACTCCACGCGGTAAGGCAAGTCGCCGCTGTCCCGATTGACCTTATAGCCTCCGGTCTCAATCTCGCCTTGCCGAACTTGCGCACCGAACTGTTTGCCAAACTTGTTCAAGAACTGCGGGATCTGCTTGTTGTACAAGTCGTGAAAGCCCTTGGCCCCCTCGCCCTCTGCACCCCAACGCCTAGCTTGCGTCTCGCCCGGGGTGATGTGGATCTCGTAATGGCCCTGCTCGGCTGCGTGCTGGATCATCCGCTTCAATGCCAGCTCGTGCCAGTTTTTCTTGAACGGAGCATCGGGCACCGCGCTATGCGCACGTTCCTTGGCTACCCGGTGGGCCTCTTCGGCCTTCATGACCTGTGGCGATAAGTCCATGACGTCGCTGTTGTATTTGCTCAACATGCGCTTGGCCATATCGCGCTGATGCTCCGTCTCGGCTTCGTTGTGCTTGCTCCCCCACGCAGCAGCACCGGCGCTGGCTTCTTTGCGCTTGGCTTGCAGTTGGTTGTACGCCCGCTCGGCTTGCTTGGCCGTGTCGTGCAGATCTTCGCCGATCGGGGCGTAGCCCTTCTTGCTGCCCTTCTTGTGCCAGTCCGACTGGATCTCCTCGATGTGCAGAATCTTCTTGCCCTCGGGGCTTACGCGGTCTTTGACGCGCATGCTGGCAAGGATGTTGGGCGCGCCACCGAAGTGCGCACCAACGCCGGGGAAACTGCCGTGCGGATGCTGAAGCAAGATCTCGCGGTAGTTCGTGCCGCCCGGTAACGTGTATTCCTCGTGGTGCGTGTCCTCGCCCCGATTAACCGCTTCTTCCGGCTGCGTTGGCCGCTGCGCCTTCAGGTTTGCAATGAAGTCGTCACGCGACATCTTGGGCATGGACTGCAACGCTTGCAGGTTGCGGTCTTCCACCTCGGCCTGCTTGAAGCCGGGTTTCTTGCTCAGCTCCGTCATGAACTCCGCACCTGTGCCCTTGGGCCGGGCCATCTGCTCGGCGAGCTGATTGATGGGGGAGTAGAAGCCTCTCATAGTG